TTGGCGCTGCCGTCGCAGTAGATTTCTTCGTTGAGAAGAGCTTGTTCGCCGAGACCGGCGAGCAAAGGGACGGGATAGTCATATCGCGTGGATCGGCTCCACATTTTACGCAGGCCCTGCTGGTATTTGAGCTCCGCCCGTGCGGACACCAGGGTGAGTATGTACCCGTGCTCTGTGGCGCTGTAGGTGAAGCCGGTTCCTCCCTGGACGTGGCCGCTGGCTGCGAGGTTGCCCAGCGGAGTTGAACCTCCAGTAAGGCCAGTCGCAGTAGTTTGAGCAATCGCTGTTGTGTTGATGTTTGCATGTCCGCCTCCGATGAATTCCGAGCGTTGGAGTCTTGCGTCCGGGCTTCGGACGCCGAAGTGGTTGTACACGAATTCCGTGTACCTGGTGCCGCCTCGAGCGTCCTTCTCGAGGTATTGCTGCAGGGTGATTGCCTGTCGCAGCTGGTTGACGGTCGCCGCGGTTGCGGTAGTTAGGTCGGCGTACAGGTTGCCCGGGTAGACGGTGGATCCGCCGCCCATGACGAAGGCGGTTGTATTCACTGCCGTGGCGCCGGCGTTGGTTCCCAGCTGGAGTGATCCCGTGGCGGTGCCGGTGACGGTGTTCCGCATGTACATCGGATTCGTCTGGGTTGGTACGAGGTTTGCCGTGGCGCTAGTTAGGACGTTGGCGGCTGTTCCCAGGGGAAGAGAGACAGCTGTGTTCCCCTTCTGGGGCCAGGGGAGTGCCTGTGTGATGTAGTCGAATCGCTTGCCTCTGGTTGCGAGAGCATATGTGCCCGCGTAAGTATCAGGGCCGTCGCCCAGGTTGAGCGGGAAGAGAGACGAGTTTTGGAGATTTTCATCGCGGAACCACTCCTTCCAGATTCGGTTGTATGCCCTGAGTGGCAGCGCGTTGACGCTGACCACGTTTGCTCCGGCGACTTGGCCGACAGTAGGTAGGCCCATGTAGTCGCCGAGGTCTCCCACGGCGACGCCGCCGGCAGGCAGGTTGCACTGTGGGATGGTGAAGGCGATTGAGTCGCCGGGATTGTCCTGCTCGCCCCAGAATTTCTGCGCGTTGGTCCACAACAGGCGCATGGGCACGAAGAATGAGAAGAATTCGAGGTGCCAGTTGTCCTGGACTGGGACGAGTGGGACTGCTGTTCTTGCCGCTACGTCGATGCGGCAGTTCCAGGTGTCACCTGGGAGGACTTCCTCGATGAGGATGGGGACTAGATAGCTGAACGAGAAGGGTTGGTTCAGCGTGTGGTTGATCGGGAATACCGATCTTGGTGTGTCGCTTCTTGGGTTCATGGCGAAGTCGTGTGCTGCCACTGAACGCATTTTCTGATTTAGCATTGCTTGGTCTCCTTGTGGAGAAGGGGGCTTTCGCCCCCTTCTAGTTAGATCGCTGGGAAGTCGAGGGCGTCGGAGCCTCGGCCGAGTAGTTCGTGATCGTGGTCGGTGAACATGCCTGTGGCGTCGTCGTATTCGTTGATTTTCCAGAGTTCGAAGTCGTGGGGGTTGGTGCTGAGGATGTTTTTCGGGTCTTTGCGGCGGACCTCGTTGTGAAAGTCGCGGAGTGCCGGCTGGGTGTGCACAACGAACATTGGTACTCCGAAGACTTTGGTGATTCGATCGAACGTGGCGATTACGTGCAGTCTCATGATTACTCCAGTGACCGTTTGTATTGATTGAGCCTAGCTAGTGTGACGGTCTCGCGCACCGCTAGTCTTTCGCGGGTTTGGTCCGCAAAGTTGATTTGTTTGGCTTCTCGCGCTTGAAGCATTGCTTCGTGTTCCAGGGGCGCGAGGGCTTCGAGTAGTTTGTCGTAGTAGCGAGGCGGTTTGCTTGGCATGCCTCTAGCTAGTACGCTGTCGGACGCGGTTACGTCGTCTTTGTATTTGACGAACCAGGCATGAGCTATTCCTTTTCCTGTTCTTCCTCCTCTGCTCATGACGTTGAATTCTGGTTCTATCCAGTAGTCGTTTCCGTGTTCGTCTGTCCTTTTGTAGTGTTCATCGGCTTTGGTGCCGGTGATTTTTTTCATGATGTAGCGCGCGATATACGCTGCGCTCTCGAACGTTAGTTCGCCTATTTCGGCTTGGCCGTGTGGCCACAAGCGTTCCAGTCTTGGCGATCGCCAGAGCTGGTTTCCGTTGCTTGTGCGCCATTTGTAGCGATCGCCGGAGAACTCTTCTCCAAAGATCGCAATGTGGTAATGCGGGCGGTGGTTAGTGTCACCGTATTCCCCGCATCCGTAGTATTTCACCCCCTTGCCCGACGTTCTTCGTGAGTCTTCGTTTAATCGTTTCGTGAATAGCTGTAGTTCCCGTCGAGAGAGTGAGTCAGGTTCTGTGCTCGCGTACGTGCGTTTTTCGCGTGTGCGTGGAGTAGTTAGCTGACCTTCTTGTGTCTCGACCGGGGGCGCGGGAGCGCGCTGAGGCTTTGCGAAGCCGCGCTCCCGTTTGTTTAGGTAGTCGTCGGTTAGGGTGAGTGTTAAGAAGCAGTTTGCTTCGTGTAGTTGCGCCTCATGCATGAGGCGGATCGCTGTTTGCCGGGAACGTTCTAGCCGGCATCCGACGCATCTCCCGCAAGGGAGAGTTAGTTCGCGTCGGTAGTTAGCGCCTTTGGCGCTTTTGGATTTTCCTTCTGTTCCACGTGGGGAGAAGTGAATCTCCCCCGTGGTGGTTTGCCATGCCTCGAGAGGATGAAAGCATGGCATGTGGTTACAGGCGCCCGCCGCCTCGAGTTGGCCGGGGCGCCAGGTTGATGGCCTTGGTTCTTCCGACCTGGTGGCGGAAGTTGCGGGCGGAAGCCCGCTTGTTCACTGCGTGCCTACGCATGGTTTGGTCTCCTTGTCAATGGGGTTAATGAGGAAAGGGGCTCTTGCGAGCCCCTTTTAGCACACGTCCCTACTTGGTGTAAGTGTGCTGACTGACACGCGTTAGCGTTTCAGTCTTTCGCCCCGGTAGGGGCGTTTTTAGGGGCCTCGGAGGTCCCTTTCGCCGGGCCTGCCGCTGGAGTCACGACAGGGGGGGTCGGCGTTTCTGCGTCTTCCTGGACCGGTTCCGGTGCGTCGATTCCGAGTTTTCTGAGTTTCGCTCGGTCGCCGGCGTCGGTTGCCTGGATCACCTGGTCGGCCCACCTGGCCGGACTGTTCAGGTGTTCTTCGCGGATCTCCGGCGGTAGCCGGTAGAAGTTGGCATTCGCTTCGGCCAGGCGTGTTTGGATATCGACGAAGGTCATGCGTTCGCTGAGGTCGAGGAAGTGTTCCGGGAGTGCGAGCGGCGGTATCTGCTGGGCCGCGCGGTATCGCTCCAGGATGTAGTTGATGTCGCACTCCTCCTTGAAGTGCTGCTGTGTGAGAGTTTTGTCCAGGCACGTAAGCGCGTATTTGTCGCTCTCCGCGTTGGTGTCGTGGTTGAACGGCGTTTTCCACTGGATAGGCTTGAGTTCGCCGTCGGTGGTTAGATAGGTTCCGGCTTTCACTGGTGACTCCTTGGTTTCCATTCGGGCTTCTGGTTGCCCTTGATGAGTTGGCGTGGCTTCGCGCCTGGGACGGTTGCTCGACGTCGTTGGTCGAAGAAGACGTCTGAGATTACCTGTTGGATGCTCGCTTCGTTGTGTTTGGCCGGGAGGCCTAACTCTCCTGATTTGGCGTTGTTCTGGATGATCTTGGCCGCGTCCTCCAGCGTTTTTCCTTTGAGCTGGATTTCGAGGTCTCGCAGTTTTTTCTCGCTGACCAGGTTGGCGATCCGTTGGAGTACTTCTCGCTTCTGCGTTTCGACTAGGCTGGTTTCGGCGGTGACTTTTCCCGCCGTGTTGAGCATTGCGAACTGTTCTACCCTGGCTTTGGCGGCCAGTGCGGTAGATAGATCGGTATCAGCCCCCGCTTTTTTCGCTTGGGCGACTTGGGCTCCGGTGTTTGCTCGGAGGTTTTCGAGCGTGGCTGCTTGTACGCGGGATTCATTGAATCTCCCCTTTGCGTTGAGTGATGGTGCTTCGTATTTCGCCGGTTGGAGTGTCGGCGTGCTGGCCTCCTGGCCGTTGGTGAATGCAAGTGCAGGGTTACCACCCGCCGCTGCAATGTCTGCGGCTCTTCGTTGCACTGCTGTGTTTGACATGCGCTCTTCCCAGTCGCGCTGCTCTCGTGTTAGCCGCGCGTTGGTTCGGTTCGTGTCCCGCTGGCTGTCGCGGTTCATGAACGCCGTGCCTATGTCGATGATTGGGTCTAACCATGATAGGAGTCCCATAGTTAGAACCTGTGCAGGCCGGGAATGCCGTAGGCCGTGAGCGGTCGCGTCATTGTGCCGGTGAAGGCAAAGTCTGCGATGAGCTGTTGGCCGTTGGCTGCCGCGCCTGCGGAGAAGTTTCGGTTGAGCACGGTTCTGCTGTCGTCTTGGATGAACGTGCTGTTCAGCGTGGGCAGAGTTGCGAATTTCTGTGCGCTGTGCCAGTAGTCGATGGTGCCCGCCGCGGTGGATCGCATGACGCCCGTAATGCGGCTAGGGATGAAGCGATATTCATCCCATCGCGGGACGTATCCGAAGACGTTGTTGTCGTTGGCGCTGCCGTCGCAGTAGATTTCTTCGTTGAGAAGAGCTTGTTCGCCGAGAC